ATGACGTCAGCGAGCTGTTCGCGCTCACCAACGGCGGAGGAAGTGGTAAAAGTGGACATAGTAAAAACTCCTTATCTGCCCATTAGGTACTCTACTGCCGCATCCACATTCTTGAGCTTATCCAGCTTGTTTAATGCTTTGCGGCGTTGACGGCTTGCAACTTCCTTCTTGCCTTTGGGCTGGCCTGACCGGGCCATTTTAGGTGCTTGTCGCGCCTTCTTTTTGGCATCCGGGGTTCTCTCCTTGAGCTTGTCCCACTGCCACGCCTTGTAGAGCAACTCAATCGCCCTTGCGTCAGACGCATTTGCGATCTCTTCTTCCGAGTAGCCGACCCGCTGTTGAGCATACTTGATAACCTCAAGCCGCTCGCTGTTGCGCCGCTCCTCATCTTGCCACGCCGGGATGCGTTCAAGCATCTCTGTTCGTTGGCGAGCTAGATGCTGTTGCATCTGCTCCTGTTGCTCTTTCGCTTGCTGTTCAGCAATCCGCGACCGTTCTGCTTCCACTTTGGCGAGGTTTTCCTTTTGCTGGTCAAACTCGGCCTTCATCAAAAACAGCTCGTCAGCGGAATACTGACTTGCAAGTTGTCTCCAGTCAGGCTCTTGAAGAGTTGTCTGCTGGATTTGCCCTTGAAGCAATTCAAGTTGCTGTGCGTAGGCGTCCCTCATTGCTTTGGTCTGCGCGGCCTCTTGTTCAAAAGCCTTGCGTTGCTCGGCGAGTTCTTGACTACGCTTTGTGTATGCCTGTTGGCGGCTGTATCCATTGAGGAGTTCGCTCAGTTCCACCTCGTACTCTTCACCGTCTACTTTGACAGTGTACAGCTCGGGTGCTGGCTCTTCCTCGACTTCCTCAGTCTCGTCCTCATCATACTCACCCTCATCCTCATCCTGATCGTCAACGGGAAGGTCTTCTTCAACCACATCCTCGTCAACAACTTCGGCCTCGGCCTCGAGTGTCGGAGCCTCTGGCTCCTGTGCCGCATCGTCAACTGCCGTGTCCTGAACGGGGGGCGTAGACAATAGGCTGATAGCGTCTTGCATTGAAATGCTACCGTTCTGCGGAGAGTTGTCGGTGTCCATCTCTATTTCCTTTTCTCATTTTTTGCACGAAATTGCAACTCATCTAAAGTTGCCTGTGCCAGCTTGCCGTCAGTGACCACATTTTCGATGTAGCCCCTGACCGATTGCAACGCCTGACACAAATTATAAAGGCGTTCACGGTTCTCGGTGTCATTCACCGCAGTTTGCCGCCACGCCTCTATAAATTGGTTATCAAGATATGTGAACGCTTCCTGAAGTATTTCACTTCTAAGCAGAGAAGCGGCACGTTCACCCCTAGCCGCTCGCTCCCGCGCTTTTCCTTCGTTCATTAGATAAGTGTAGCTCCCATATTGCTAACTGGAAAATCCAGCAGTCCAGTCTCCGGCAGGCGATACTGCATTGGAGTAAACGGCGCGGGCTGAAGTCCCGGGGATACCCGGATGCAAGCCTGCAACGTGTCATCGAACTCATAGCCCGGCGGGCAAGTGTTGCCCATAGGTGTGCTAACAGCAGGGACAACCCGCTGGCCGTCATCTCGCATACCCTGCGGAGGCGGGTTTACCAGACCAGAAAAAGGCCCGGTATATGTCGGGTCTGGCATCCCGGTAAACGTAACATTGCCGAAGCCGCCTTGCTGGATAAATCCAGTGGGTGTAGGAGCTGTGACGTAACCGTCAGTAAGGCCAACGCCGGGCATAGAAAGTAAATCAATGGCGGACTGCAACCCACCCCGGCGCGGGCTGTACCCAGTCAATGCACTCATCCCCTTGCTAAGCAGACCGCCGTGAGGAACCGCGCTCATAACTTTCTGTGCAATATCCGCGCCTGTCATAGCTCGCTGGGCGGCCAAATTTGCAAGCTGTGTGGCTTCGGCGTAGGACCGATAATCTTCTGCGACACGATTGGCAATATCTTGCCTATCCCTTTCCGCCTCCCTTGCATCCCTATTTAAGTCTGCATATCCACGTTCTGCTGGCATCGTTACCTCGGCAAGTTAGTGCTGATCTCGGCGTCAGTCTGGGCCTTCAGTGCGCGAAGCTGGGCCTCTGCCGCCAATTCCTGTCTGCGAAGCTCAAGCTCTGCGTTCATCTTCTCGCGCTCCAGCTCGATCTCCATCATCATCCGCTCGCGCTTCAGTGCCATCTCAGCCTGCATCTTCGCCATCTCAGCGGCGTTTGCATCCTGCTGTGGCTGTGCCTGCATCTGTTGCATCTGCATAGCAATCTGCTGTGGCGAGTTGAAGAAGCTGTCCGCATCCTTGAAGCCGCCGATCTCCACAATGGAGCGCAATGTATTTACATACTGATCCATCGTAACCATCGGGTTCTGCGGCCCCATCTGCATTAGGATCTGTTCCTGCTTCTGGGCAATCGCCGTCAGGAACGCAATCTTCTGCTCATCGTCAGCCGTACCCAGACCCACCTGCACTACAACGTCAAACTCGCTGTTCCACTCAGCCGGATCAATAGGTACAAAAGAGTTACGAAGCCGGACAATGCGCGGCTTGTTGTCGTACTTAGTGACGAGGTGCAGGATGCCCTTAAAGAGTTGCTTCATACCAGTCTCAGCCAAAGTCCTAGCGTAGCTTTCCAGCTTGACCTGTGCTCCCCTGACCGTTGCCGATACAGCGGAGGCGGTAGAGGATTGCAGTGCGTTGCTGTCGAGGCCCTGCGCGGCCTTGCTCATCCCGGTGCGGCTTTCCTTGATCTCATCGACATACTGCATCAGCGGCATGATCTCGCCGCCCACAGAAGAGCCGGAGATAGCCTGAAGCATACCCGGCTGGCGAACTCGGATAATCCCGCCAGCAGTGCCGTCAAGCAGATCGTCAAGGTTCACTTGCCCCTCAACAGCGGCCATACGCGGAAGTGTGCTTGTGTATACGCTGTCGAGATACTGCCGGAGCAGAGTGGACTTGATGACCTGTAGGTCCTGCGTCATGTCGTAGATGGAACGCCCGATCAGGCGGTGCGGCATCAGGATCGGGCTGACAACGGCAAACGGGATGTGGTCAAACGGCTCGTTCTCAAGGATCTCGGTCCCGCCCTCGCCAATGGCCACGATCCGGCGGCGTTCTGCAATGCCATCGCCATCAACGTCCACGTTCATAATGCACTCGTAATAGATGACCTCCGCCAGTGTCGGGTCAGCGGCATCAATCCCGGTGTTGGCCTCAAGATCCTGAAAGCGGCTCTCGCGCTCCTCATCGAGATCCACGTCCGCGCCGCCTGCGTACTTCTCAACAGTGTCGCGGTCATAGCCCATTGCCACTAGGTCACTGACCGTCATAGTGGTGCGGTGTGCAATGAAGTGAGCATCCTCAAGAGAAGTGGCCCGGCGGTTCACAAGGAACTCTTCCGGCGGCACGTTGATGATGCGGATCTTGCCAGTCTTGCGGGTGACGCGGAACTTGACGTTGAAGCTGGAAGAGATCGGGATCATCTCGCCCGTCTCCGGGTCTTCCATCAGCTCAACATCGCCCTCCTGAATTACGCCAATCAGCTCATAATCAGGGTTAGCCAATAGTGCGGCCAGCTCAACCTCATCGAGGTTTTCGTATTCCTCTTCGGTTACGTCCACCTGCTCATCGTAGTAATACTTGACCACGCCCAGCCGGAACAGCAGGCTGTCCTTGAACCAGTTGTAGAGGATCTTGTAGCCCTCGTTGTCGTGGTTCAGCACATAGTTGACGTAATCGGAAATCTGCTCCGCCTTCTCAACGTCCTCTGGAGTGCGGGCAGAAAAACGGACATATTTGTCGTTGGCGGTGAACACTCGCATAAGCGAGGGCATGATCTGCTCAATAGTGTCGGAGACAGTCGTATCAATTACTTGTGATCTGCCCTCGACTTCATTGCCGAATGGTTCGCCCAAATAAAAGTCTAGGGCGCGGATGCGCTCCTGACTGTATTCGCTGTCGAAGTGGTTCAGACTGTCGCGGATCTCTGCCGAGACAATGCTATTGAGCTGATACTCGTCCATTTTGCTTTCCTTTGGCTTTCGCCTTCGCGCCGTATAAGCAGTCCTCGGCGGCGTCACATTTTTTCTTTGTAACACATTTCTCGCAACGAGTGAAACCAGCGGTTTCCACCGCTGGCCTTCTCGGGCGTGGACGTCTCATAACTCGGACAATCATTTGTCGGACGCATACGCCCCTGTGAAAGTGCCGCCAGTTGAGCCGAGGCCGTACTTCTTGTTTTTCGTTGCACCGCGCTCAACCTTCATGCCGCGTGTCATTTCGCGGTTCATTGGATGGGCTGGGCTTGCCATCGCAGGCCGTGGCTTTGGCATAGGGCCAGTGTACTTCTTCATTTCTTTTTACCTTTCTTGATTTTGCCAGTAAGACCGGAGCCGAAGGAGGTCTTGACCGGGACGGGTTTCGGATCAGGAAGAATGACTGGCTCCGCGCCAATCTTATACGCAATGCACCGCTCCTGTGAAGTGCAACGTCTGGGGAAGGGGCAGTTAGTGCAGGTGTTCATTAATATAAAATCCCTTGTTGTTGGTTTTGCTCATCGCTTAATATCCCGCTTGCTGGGACTGGAATATTTGGAACAGTGAAGAATTGATCTCCAAATTCTCCCACTAGCTTTGCTCTTTCTTCCTGTGTTTTGTAAAATTTTATATCTGTAATGCCTGCATCGCGTATAGCATCAAGTGTTGATTGCTCAACATTTGATGGGACTATGGCCCCCTTAAATTCACTCAAAGATACAGCTCGCTGTGGTTTAATTTCAAAATATTGCGTAGGTAATTTCCTCATTTCATCCCGCAATGCAACCGCCTCTTCCTTAACAAAATCACCCAATTCATCAGCATATTGCTTAGCAAAATTACGCAACTGCGGGCCACCGCCAACCATAAGATACTCAAGGACATCCCCGGCCCCATCGTCTCTGAGACCTGTTTTTTTGCCTATATCCCACAAAAGATCAAAATATTTTTGTTGTGTTTCATCATAGATTTTCTGGTAATCGTCGGTAGTCCCTAATAATCCGCGAGATTTTTTAATTTCAGATTGTGTTGGAAATTTCTCAGCTATTCGCGCTCTCAACGACCCAAATGTGCCAGATAATCCTTCTGAGCCAGCTCCTCTGCCCTTCATTTCCTTTACAATATTTTCAAGGGTTGCCGGGGCATATTTACGCTTGCCAGAAGGAGTGTATCCCAGAAAAATTCTTTCCTCGAACCCGCCGCCAGCATTAAGTAAATCTTCGCGCTGTTTTGCGAACCATCTATAAAACTCTGGATCGGACATAGTTTTTTCGCGGATGTATAGTTCAGCATCATATCCGCTCATGCCTTTAAAATCCAAAGGATCGCCTTTGCTTTTCAAATATGCGGCCCGAAGAAATTTATCGTAATACATCTCATCTTGAGTAAGGATCGTCTCAGCAATATCTTTTGGATCAGCATAGCCCATTTTTTCCATTACAGGGGCATACGTTTCGTCCACAAATTTTATAGATTTTGCGTCTGGAGTTGTTTCTACTCTAGGCTGTCGAATAGTATAAGCGTCTGTTTTCCATATTGGGTTTCTTGCCCCGGGAACGGCCATTGATGGATCGCCTATAAGTGAGATTTCACCAAATTTAGTAAGAGGATCATCCGCTTTAGTTATCGCCAATGAAGGAACCGGGATGCCACCTCTGCGGCTTGCCGTTTTCAGTGGTTCTTCATGTATATTATGCAGGACAATCATCGGATCTTTGATTTCCTTTGCCGAGCGCGGCACAGCACCCATTCGCAAAGTGTTTTGAGTGGCGGGAGCTAATACTGCTCCACCGACAGCAGGAAGCATCCCGTAATCCATTGAGAACTGAGTGGCCGCATCCATAAACGCCGGGTTCTCAATACCTGCAACGCCGTACTCGCCCGAAAGAACTCGGCCCGGTATCTGTGCGCTTTCTACAGCCCCTAAGACCGCACCCGGCACAGCAAACTCAAGGTTCTTCAGCCGCTCCATAGGAGAAAGCCTGCGGTCAAAGCCAAATGGCAAAAATGTCATGCGCTGAAAATTAGGGTCATCAGACAATAAAGAGCCGCCAGTAGCAACTCCCTGCATCATCATATCATCTGGAGATAGTAACCCGTTAGACACGCTTCTTAGCCCTCTTCTTTGCCTTCCTTGCCACGTCCAGAGCAATCGCAGTAGCCTGCTTCTGAGACTTGCCCGCCCTCATCTCACGGCGGATGTTCTCCGAGATGCTCTTCTTGCTGTAGCCCTTAATCAGCGGCATTTAAATCCCCATATAAGTCGCTGGCTGTGGGGTGTCGAACAAAATGCCCATTGGGTAACGCGGTCCATAAGGATAAGGCATAACCTCAACGCCGCGCGACATATCGTAAAGCTGTTGTATCCCCATCCTGCGATTGTAAAGATCTTCCGGCCCATACATAAATTCAGGATCATATGGGACATATGTGTTCATGTCCTCTAAGGGGTCATCATTCATAAGCAAGCCGCCCCGAAGATTGCCGTAATAACCATCGCCCAGAAAATAAAAGTCCTCAAACATCACTTTTTCTTCTTCGCAGTTTTAGCCGCCGCCTTAAACGCCTTTGCAGTCGGAGCACCCTTAGATCCGGGCTTTCGCATCTTCTCGCCGGAGCCAGCCTTTATGCGCTTTCTCTTAGCGTGGATATTCGCATATAGGCCCGGCATTACTTGCTACTCGCATACTTGCCGCAGACGGTTTTATCGCCCTTGCCGTACTTCTTGCCGTTTTGCTTCATGCCTTTAGCCTGCTGAGTGCTGTACATCATTGCGCTGGTCCTATGCTTAGTTTGCCGTCTTCGCTGGATATTCGCTCGCACATATTATCAGATTTATGCACCGCAAGGAAGTTACCACCGAAGGGGTGGCACACATACCCGAGGCCGTCAAGGAAAGTGACAATTTCTGCGCGGTCAGACTTGATTATCTCGATCAGCAATATAGGTTTGAACTTATAAATTGTCTTCTCGGCCCCGCGCAACGCCTCCATCTCCATCCCCTCAATATCCAGCTTGATGAAGTGGCAGTCTGTCAGGTCATAGCTGTCAATCGTCACCATCGGCACAGTAGCCTTGTTGACAAATTCCTGCCCTATTTTCTCCGACTTATCCGACTGGCGAAGCTCGAGACTGCCGAAGCTAGTCGGCGTGTTGTAGTCCGGCAACGGTATCTCAAGCGAAGACACCTCCGCCCCCAACGCCGCGTTGACCGCCTTGACGTTGAAGCAGTTGTTAATGGCCACATTGCCAGCGAGAGCATAGTACACAGCTTCCTGAGCTTCAAACGCGAGTACAGAACCGCGTCCAGATAAAAGTTTTGCCCACTCGATAGTGTGGACGCCAATATTCGCTCCGCCATCGACTGCAATGACATAAGCATCCTTCGCCTTCTCGTTGAGGATGTAGCGGACCAGATTAATCTCATCAATGTCATAATGGCCCTTGCTGAGAAGCTGGAACCCAACGCCATACGCACCTCCATCAACTACGTTATAATCATTGCGATTGACGATCATCGTGCCGTGATCTGTTGACACGACAACATAAGCCTGCGGCCTTACCATTTTTTACCCCTTTTGTAGCTTCCCTTACCCTTCTTGTTAGGGACAACCTTATGCCCTAAACCATAAAGCGATTTTGCGACAGGATTACCACTTAACCTTGTGGCTCCAGTACCGCGCCGAGAGGATGTCCGGCTTTGGGTCTTGTGCGTTGTGCCTCGCATAGTAAGACTTCCTTCTTGCCTTCTCAGCCGCAGTCTTCGGCTTAGACCCCGCGCCCTTAACGCCCTGCTGACCGAAGCGGATGGTTTTCGTCTCGCCGCTCCTATTTCTTGCCACGACAACGTGTGACTTAGTGGGATGCCCCGGAGTGCGCCTCGGCTTGTTGTACCCAGTCACGCCAGCTCTGGTCAGTTTCGGATCTTTAGGCATCGTACTCCACTCGCTCAATTTCAACTTCATTCAAAAGGATCTGCACGTCCTCAAGCTCCATCCCCATATTCAGCCCGGCCATCACCGTCATGTTGATGCAGGCATCGAAAACGTGATGCCAGTCCGCGTCTGTGCTTGCCGTCAGGCCGTTGCAGTAAATCAACAGCGCAGTCTGCACTGCGTGGACCAGCTCCTCATCCTTAATAACCTCCTCAAGCACCAGATCAATATCCAGCTCTGGCTTCGGGAAATTGATGACGTTATCGCTCACACTATCCATCCCGTGTTTTGCTTCAGGCTTCTGCGCGAAGTATAGCCTCTGGACCAGCCCCCGGCAAGTGCACCCTGCTCGGCAAAGGTCAGCACAAAGGCGTCCGCCAGATCCGGCGATCTCTGGCCCCGGCGTTTCATCTCGTCCTTGCTCTCGATCTTGAGCTTGCCAGTGCTCAGATACTTGTACCTGATGGCCGTCAGCTCGCTTATCAAGGTCTGGTCATCCGGCATATGGCAATCCCTCGCCTCAAACCACTCTCGGCTGTTCCAGAATAGCTCATCGCGGAGCCTGTTAAACCGATCCTTCAGGCTTGCCGTCTCGGACACAGATATTGCCACGGCGGGCAGATCCAGCTCTCTCAGGCGGTCTGCTAGGCCCGCGCCTATGCCAATGGCATCGATATAGATGGCCTGCGGCTTCAATCGATAGGGGGTGGCGTCAAACTCCGCCAGCACGATCCCGGCCATTTCCATCAGGTCCTTGTTCTGCCACGACTTGACTGGCTCGATCAGCACTTGCCCCTGCCTCTTAGCAAGCGCAGAGCGGTCAGAGCCGAACCGGGCCACGTCCAGCCCCCAGATGACCGGAGTAGTCGGCGAAGCCTCTACATCGCGCTTCAGGGCCTCTTCAACGAGGTGCAGGGGCAGGAGAACGTCATCGGACTGCGTTGGGAACTCGCCCAGAACGCGGACCCGGTAGATGTTGCTGTCAACGCCGTACTTCGCGGCCATATTCTCGAGGAAGTCTTCCGATACGGTTGTCGCGTCCTCGCAGGATACGGTCATGCACTTCCACTGCTCGCGTTGGCCGTGAAAAGCCTCGTAGAAAAAGCCATCGGATCGTGTCGGGTTCCCGGCCATTATGGTCTTAGCACCGGGGGTGGACATCGCTCCCTCGCCCACCTGAAACACGACATCCGGGATACCTGATGCTTCCTCGCAGACAAACAGCATATTTTCGCTGTGGAAGCCCTGCAACGCCTCGGGGTTCTCCCGGCGGCTGGTTCTTGCCACTGCAAAGCTGTCGCTGGCTCCCCTCAGGCTGATCTTGTCGGTCTTGAACTCCAGCAGGTCCTTGAAGCCCTGCGGTAAGGCTCTGGCCCACTTGTCGATCTCGGTCCACAGCACGTCACTGAGCTGGTGCGCCGTGTTCGCCGTTACCGCCACCTTGCAGGGATAGTGCGTCAACAACCACCACAGAACCGCCCACGACAGCATCGCGGTCTTGCCAACGCCGTGGCCGGACTTGATCGCCACCCGGTCATTGTTGGCAATGGCCATCAACGCCTCCGCCTGCCACTTCTGAGGGGTGGCCTGCAACACGGTCTCAACGAAGAGAACGGGATCGCTGTGAAATTCTTCTAAAAGCTCTGCGCTGGTAAGTGCCATTTCATCTCCTAGTTAGACAGGTTTCGCTAAAAAATAGGGGGGATTGTTTAGCGATTTTCCTCTGGGCCTTAGATCGCCTCAATCACCCTCTGGATTACACTTTGCCAATCATACGGCTTCGGCTGATAAAAGCATCGCATATTTCGGTATAGTGGCGTTTCTTCGGCATAAGGCCACCATCGCCAGCAAGCATCATAGCGAGACAGCATAATACAATCAACGCCGAGGCCCCCGGCAAGGTGTGCGAGCGCAGTGTCAACGGTAATAACCAGATCAAGGTTTAAGATTAACCCCGCCATATCCGCGAAGTCATCCACACCATTACCGAAGTCGATACACTCGGGCAAGCCCCACTCCCGCGTCAGATTGACCCATTCATACTCAGGCTTTGCATACACGATCTGCATCGCCTCGGACGGCGATAGAGACCGCCTCCGATCTATCTGGTACATCCCGATATCTGTCGGCCTCGATGCACCCATAAAGCAGAAGCCCACCTTTTTCTTGCCACTCGGAAGCCGGTTCTGCCACTTCATAATATCTGCCAGATCAGCACCCAGATAATCCTGCGGAAAATCACCCCAATAGCGGGGGACCAGATCCATCGTCCAAAAATAGTGCGTATAGTCCTCAACGCCGTCCTCATGCAACTTGCACAGGCCAGACTGCTCGATGATCCGCCTCAACGGTTGCGGGCAGGACAAGTACACATCAGCACCGCTCTCTGCCAACTTCGGCAACCAACGGGCCACCATCAGCGTGTCTCCGAAGCCCTGCTCGTGCCGGACGATCACCTTCGCCTTGCCCTCAGTATAGGGCGGAATTGGCGGCACATCCCGGTTAAACACCTGCTTCCGGGCCTCATAACGCACAAAGCCCTCCTCATCGCCGTTAAGCAACAAAGCCAGCGAGTAAGTGTGCTTTATCGTGGGCTTGTCGCTGTAATCAGCCGCTAACGCCGCAAAGTGCAACGCCGTCTCACGATCACCCTCATCAATCGCCAGAATAGCGCGGTTGTGCAACGCAACAGGATTGTCCGGGCCAAAGCCAACAGCTCGCCCGAGCAACTCCCGAGCTGGCCGGAAACGATGCCGCTCGCGCAAAATATTCCCGAGATTGCACAGAACAGGGACACAGTTCGGGTCATCCTTCAACGCCTCGTGCCAGACACGCTCCGCCTCCGCGTTCATGTCCATCTTGTGCAGGCAGTACCCCAGCAGGTTCGCAACAAGAGGATGGCTGACCTCTTGCAACAGCGCAGTCAGTTTCCTTGCCGCTGGCTCATACTCGCCGGACTGCGACAATTCTTGGCACTCATCGAAGATCGCTTGCATTTTTTCGGGGGTCATAGGGGAGGTGCTCCTGTGGGTTGAAGAAGGGGGGGGTGAGGGAATGAGAAGGGTGTATATTTATTTACACCGCCCCGCCCGCGCGATTTAAGGGGGGGGGTCTGTCTCAGAAGCGACATGATTTTGGAAATGTATCGGATTTTGTCGCATAATGCACTATATGTCAGTCGCGTAAATTATCTTCCGCAATGTTTTCAATGGCTTGCGGATTGTCCCGAATGCGACCGTCATTTTCTGTCCTGTTTCCGCCCATCTTCTTGCGAATGATTCTCATTCTCATTCTCAATCTCGCGCGAGACAGTCGGTAAAGCGGTAGTGTGATTTTCACCTTCACCATTTACATCGCCCTTCACAATCTCATACTCCGCGTCCACCGCCTTCAACTGCTTCCGCTTCTCTTCCACCCGCTCCGCGACCAGCTTGAGATCATCGAGGAACGACCCAGCCTTGTGCTCCACCTCAACCCTCTGCGTATCGGCCCCGAACATTCGCGGATAATACTTCGCCGCCTTCCACTTCAGCGTATCGATCTCCAGCCTAGCCTGATGCACCCCGACAATCGCCGCGTCCTTCTTCAGCTTGTTCTGATTAACCAGATCTGCGTAATGCCTGATGCTGTCCAGCGTCTCGTCAATCTGTGCGTCCACGATCATCGCCTTATTCGCCAGCGCGGTCATGTACCGCTCCCGGAACTCCGCGTCCTGCTGAAGCCAGTCAAAAATAGTGCTAAAGTGCGGCATTTTTTCCTGCCTGCAAATTTCCTTGATGTTTTTGCCCAGAGAGATCTGCATCAAAAAATCATCGATAAGTTCCGGGGTTTTTCTCCGTTGCGGCGCACGTTTACGCAATGTCCACTCCTTCAGCTTTAAGTTGCTCAATAGCGTCCGGCCTATTCAGCCTGTACCACTTCCTCATCTTGTCACCCATCCCGGCCCATTCATCCGCCGTAACAGGACGCTTCTCGCCCGGAGACCAGTTCTTCTGCTCCCAGCTTTTGCCATTAGCCCCGTAATCGCGTTTTAAAGCCCGTGGACGGCGTTTAGCCTCCCTTCGGCACCAACCCTGCCAGAAAGCCCTCAACGAGGCGTAGGCGGCCTTATTTCCGTTCTGCTCGTCCCACAGCCTGATATCTGCCAGCAACTCATCCGCATCCAGTCCCAGCTCAGTCGCATAAGCCCGGTCATCCTCCGAAGGCGTCCAATCCACCAGCTTTTGCTTGCGGCCCTTTATATTATTATTGTTATTATCGTTATATATATTGTTAGGGTGACAGCTATTTGTCACCACCCCCGGTGACAGAGCTGTGTCACCACCCCCCGACAGAGCTGTGTCACCCCCCGTCACAGTGTCACCCCCTGACAGAGCTGTGTCACCACCCCCTGCATCTAGCGATGGCAAGCCATAGCAAGACGTGTCATTAAAACGCCGATCAACCGTCAAATAGCCGCCGTCAACCAAAGCCCTGACCTTGCGCTGGACAGTTCGCTCCGAGCATGATGCGGCAGTGGCAAGCCACTTAACCGATGGCCACGCAAAGCCCCGCTCTTCGTTGTACTTGTCAGCAATCCCAATAAGTATCAGCTTCGCAATCGGATCCGTCACTGGCTCTTCCAAAGCCCACGACACAGCCTTTATGCTCATCTCATCCTCCTAGTAAAATTCCAGCGTCCTAAACGCCTCAATCGGGTAGTGAACCACCAGCCCGAAGTCATTCGGATCGCCACGGTCAGTCCTGCCGCCAATATCAATCCGCTTATAGGCTTGCAAGTTGCAAGTCCCAATCATGTCATTCCACTCAACTACTAAGTGGCAAGGCTTCTTCGTAACCCGCAAAAGATCTGCCGATCCGGTAATCTTGAATAGGTCCAGCATCATCGTGGGATAGGTATCGTGAGCCACGTTCCGCCGCTTAAACTCGAAGAAGCAATGCAGATCGCCGTTCCTGAACCCAGCCGCGTCAAGAACGAACCGCTTCGGTAGCTTGTAGAGTTGCAAGTCGTGCTTCTCGCCGATTGACTGCATCAGGCCCAGCTCATGCGCCCGATGCTGATCGTTCTCGTACTCAGGCATTAAAACATATCCCCTTGCTCTGGTCTATTTACCCAAAAAATCGGCGTCTGTGTTTGGTCAATTTCGTTTGCCATTTCAAAAGGGCATCTATCCCTATCCTTATAATTTCTAGCGACATTTGTGCTATCAGCGGACGCAAATGGCCACCTTTTACCACTTTGCGCTAGGCCCCGGAGCATATGAACCCACGGCATTGGGCCGTTTTTAACCAATGAATTAAATGCCGTATCGAGCCTTTGCTCCCATTTTTCTGTGCCAATGTTCCAGTATTCACCGCTTAAGCCGAAGCAAACCTTTGCATATTTATCCACAAGAAAATGCAAATAATCCAGACTTTGATGCAAATGCCAA